TGGTGTCTCTAATTCTTTTGCTTTAACCGTATGATTTCTGCCCCACATTACTGCGTTATACAGCGAAGTGGCATACATCTTAATCTCATCCTTGCTTTCAAGGAAATCAACCTTAGAGGCTGCTATCATAGCCTCTGCATAAATCTCTTTGTTTAAAATATTATTCTCTTTCATGTTATCTGCATTTCACTTTTGTAAGTCCATACTTAGCCAATCTTAGATATATCGTCCTTACACTTACATCCAACATTTCAGCCATTCTGCGGGGCGGCATGTTTTCTTCCTTGTATAGCTTGGTAATGTTTTCTTCCGAAAGCGGGTCAACGAAAGGTTTCTTCGGCTCTGCTATCCCCATCCGTTTACGTGCCTTCGCTGCATATGCTTCATTTTGTTTGTCTTTTGTGACGTAAATAACAGTGGTCTTGTTAAGGCGTAGAGGGAATAGCCTTCTTTCCACTTCCTTGTGTTGTTCGGCAAGGCTTTCTGCATTCCCGTTGACCGTAGTGTCAATCTTCTTGTATTTGTCCGGGATGCGGGAATGTCTGTCTCTGATTATTCTGTCTGCTTTTCTCATGGTCTTTTACATTTTTTAGAATGTTCGTCAAGTAAAAGTTTGGAAAGCTTGTATGTCACAACAATTATGCTGACCGTCATTGCGATTGCTAATACAATTCTAACCGACAAGAAATAAACAATAGCCCAATGTATGAAAATAAGCATAGGCAGGAACAGTGCTGCTATAACGCTCGCTATGATTTTGTTTTTCATGTTCAATATATTATACTAAATTTATGATACCATTTATCTGCATAACTGAACCATCCTATAATGAATGATTTACCGAAGAGGGTTACTTTGTATAGTTTACTCATGTGTTTCTTTGTTCTTTAATTTATCAAGGAACTTGCTATCTCCCGAATAATTCACACCGATAGCCTTTTTACTTTCAACAATCTGTTCCAAAAGGGCTATAGCTTCCTTTTTCACTTCTTCTACTTCATTATAACCGCAGGCTTTATCAACCAACTGCTCCATAGTCGATTTAGGCTTGGAAAGAGCCTCATTCAACTTTTCCAATCGCCAGTAGCAGTAATCAATTGTGGCGATGTGCTCTAATTTACTCATGGTTATATTATTCATTTATAATTAATTCACACCAACTATTATCGCTTTCCCAAAACCATTGATAGCCGCCAGCGTGTTTACGCTTTCCGGAACAGCAATTCCTGATATTACGGGCGCAAATGCCAGTCTTTCGTTTCGCATCGTTAGAGGACTGGAAAACACCTTGTAACCGTCCGCTCTTTATGGCTACTACTTTCTTTGCATTGCAGCCCGCTATATTAGGGTTTCCCGTTCTCCCTAAAGCTAATCCTTTAATCATACTTTCCCTTTTATGCGAAGGGATGTAATCATCCCATTTCTTCCCCTTGTTATGAGGGATACTTCCTTTTAAAAACCGCCCGTTAATAGGGTTGCGGTTTAATCGCTGTGGAGGTATATATAATTCATTCATCTTTAAATTCAAGTTTTGGGTTACTGATAGTCTTGCTATTCCTTTTCTTTGTCTTAACCATTCTCCGATAAACATCATCAATCAATTGCTTAAGCTCATTGACGTAGCTTCCCATACTCCAGCCTTCGAGTTGACACACCATTAAATCAAATTCTATTTCTTGTAGCAGCTTTACTTTAAACCTCTCGCGTGCAAAGACATTTACCCGTTGGCGCACATTACGGTTAATCATCGGGTCTTGTTTGGGTTCTTTGTTATTGGGAGTGTTTCTTTTCACGGGGTAGTGGTTGTCTGCTATGTTGTTAACATGAACATTCAGAGATTTTACAAGAATTCTTACTCCTCCGTTTAAGACGCTTTTCCCGTTTGTGTAAAAGTCGTATCCGGTCAAAGGAGAACCAGTATGCTTGTCAATGGAGAAACCCTCAGGTGGTTTATCGTAGAGTTCCCAATTCATGTATTTACTCATGGTTGTTTTATTTCAATAACTCCGGGCTGTCGTAAATATTACCTACATATCTAATCCCGAACATATCTATCATTTGTCCTATTGGCTTATTTCCAAGATTTTGAGACAGAACTTCTAATAGCACAAAAGAACCGATTTTATCACTATACACTACTTCACATAGTACACCAGCGCATTCAACCAAATCATGCTCATATATTTCTCTATCATTGTATTTAACTCCCGTGAACTGACCAACAGTTTCAGCCCATACGTCATCGCACCGGCAGTCTTCCGGAGAATATATCTTTGCCTTGTCTGTGAGGATAAGTCCGTTTTCGTCCCTTCCGGCAGTATAGAAAAAAGAGAGAAATCCATATATCCATTTCCCCGTATCAGTGCTTTTTCCTCTGAATTTTATTTCACGTTTCATAATCAAATCTCCTCAACTTTAAAAGATAATTTCTCAAGTTTCTCCATCTGCTTACGAAGAGAAGCGATTTTCCTAATCTTCATTTCTTCCGCCTTTTTCAACGCTTCGGATTTATCGGTGAATGCGTTTTCCCCTATACGGAAGTAAGAACATAAACCATCCCTTACATATTCTCTATCTTCAAATCTACTTCTAATAATATCTGTCTCTATCTCTTTAATACCTTCTGTTAAGGCATACTTTGTTATAAATACTTTTGCCATAGTTGTAATCATTTATAAGGTTAAAGTGAATTAAGAGAGGCAGCGGACACGGGGCGAACCCAATCGTCACTGTCCTGAATGTTGTCGTATCTAAAACCGTCGCCCCAACTGAGAATAAAATTGCGTTTGTTTCCTTTTCTCGTAGAACACCAATACCAGTCATCTTTCACTGGTTGTTTTCCGCAGATAGCTAAGGCTGCATTCAGCATAACCTTATGTTCATACCCTAAGACACTCTCTTGTAGTGTAGGAATGCGCCAACTTAATCCACATAAGTCCAATGCTATGACTTTCTCAGCAATTTCGCTTCCGGATGCAGCCAATGCTTTGGTATTGCCTATTCCATCGGTATCCTTCATGCCTTCTTCTGTGGTTGGATATATCTTTCCTGTTTGCTCTTTCTCCCAATCAAGAAGAATATGGGTATCATTATCCATATCTTCCGGATAGAAGAATAAAGCATTGCCATCATGGATAATAACTACACATTGTGCCTGTTCGTTTTCTTCATGCAGTCCCCAAAATTTAGGTTCTACAAAATTCTTATTGACGGTAAAGATAAATACACCATTACCTACATTTTCTTTTGTGTAAATTCCTTTGTTCATAATGGTTATATAAGTTTTAATACTTCTTGTATTCCGGCTTCAAGTGCTTCCTCGTAGGTATTCCACTGTCCACCATCATTAGGACCTTTTAATACCCCATCAGTTATATGAGTTCCATTATCAGCCTTGCATATATCATAGCCATAGCCGCAAGCGTTTCTAATGATGGAAATATGTAGGTCCTTGGTTTCACGTATCCATTTTTGGGCGATGGATTGTGGCGGTTGGGTACATACTTTTATCGGTAACTCACTATTTGTTCTACTGGTCGTATATTGTCTGCTATCTTCAACATTAATAGCAAGCGAATATGGCTCATTAAACCCTTTCTCTTTCAGAATCTTTGCTGTCTCTAATGTTACAAATTCTTCGGTCATGACTATTCATTTTTAAGTTCTTTCAATACCTTTTTCGCTATCTCATAGTGAGATAACTGCCAATCAGAACAAATATCATCCGCTTCATCATCGTAATGATTGGCGTATACGTATGAGTCCAATTCTTCCCTAAACTGTTCTCCGCATAATCCATTGTCATCACAATCATCGTACATTCTCAATTCATGGGCAACTTCCTTACATTCTTGATGTGTGATAAAGTCATACACGACTCCGTCATATACATTTGTCTGGCGAACATATTTTTGTCCCGGCTGTATCTTATAGCCACAAAACTCACATATATGCTCTTTCTTGGCTGTTGGATAAGTTTCTTTTAGTATTGTTGGCATGGTTATTCCTCCTTTTCTTTAAATTGTTCGATTAAATACTTAACAATCCAATTCTCTTCAATTTCTTTCTAAAATTCTTTTCATTCAAGGATTGGTCGTAATAGCAATCAGGTTCTATAACCGTTTCAGCTTTGGTTACAGGAAGCCCATTAAAGCCAATAGCAACCTTGTGTATAATAGAAGCTCTCTTGATTTCCCCTGTTTTTCGATTAAAAGAGAACAAGATATGTCCCGGATTCTTCTTAATCCTATTGATTAATTTATATTCTGTTTGCTGCTTTTGCAGATATTCTATCTGTTCCTTAGAAAGATTATCTTTTGTTATAATAGGTACTATATCCATTTTAATTATTCCTCCTTATCTATTTTTACTTTGCCATGAATGACAAATCCATCAGCGCTAAACATCGCGCATCTTTCATCAAAACCTCCGTGGCAGAAGCTATATAAAGAGCAATCCTCACAATAAAATTCATTGTCAAGTTCGCTTTTAATTATAGCTTCATGCAGCACTCCGTCTATTATTATTCCGTTCTTTACTTCCATGATTATTCTCCTTTCGTTATTTGTTTTCCTTCCTTTTTTTTGCATTCTTCACAATGCAATTTATAAGCATAAGCAAACACATTCAAAGTAATATCATCAAAATGAAAGTCCGCCTGCTTGCCTTCTACTACAACAGAAACACATAAGCTTCCATTACAAAAATTAATATATGCTTCACCACCTCCATCTCCCTGAATGGAAAGGGTTTGTGTCTGTACACTATCCATGATTCACCTCCTTCTCTGATATTCGTTTTAATGGATCAAAACTCATATTTATTCGTTGTACCCCATCTATAACGTCTCTTATATTGAAACATTGTAAACTGCCCAAAACGTTTGTCATTCTAAATACAGGATTTGCCATACAAATATCAGTAAGAGCGTCTATCAACAGTTCTTTACTTAGATGTCGCAACTGAATCTTGATTAAATTCCGTATTTCTTCATCATTCATAGTTATTCTCCTTTCCGATATATCCATTTTCAACGCACCAGCAAAGCGTCTCGTAGGCTGCATCAATAATATTTTCAGACTTTTTCGAGATAAGTTCTGTAGCATCAGATTTATAGTAATATATATCCCAATATCCACAAGACGGTTCAATGCAAATCTTATAAAAATCGGAACTTATAATTATAAGTGTCGGCAACTTGTCGAGAATGTCCTGCAAAGTGTAAGTGGAAATTATTTCCCAAAATGCACTATCTCGTTTTTGATTAATTACATCTTCATATATTTCAAGTTCCCATTTTGCATTTTTATAAGAAAGAGCGTAGCACCAACACATGCTTCCATCGCTTGTGTCCAGCCCAAGCTCCTTCAAATGCTTCATCTGTTCGACTGATAATACTTGTTTTGATTTCATAATTCCTCCTCCAATTTTTCCAAAAGTTCCTTGGATAACATTTCACAATAATAAATATTATCTATCATTGTGTCATCAGAACTTATATCTGCCTTAAACCTCTTAACAAGTACCCAGCCGTACCATTTTTTCACTTGAACGTCAAAAATGTGGTCAAAAAGTCCGTATCTGTATATTCTGTATCTTTTCATTTGTCTAAGTTTTTTTTCATCCATATTAGTCCGCTTCTTTCTTGGCAACATTCACAGTAGTTATATCCTAATCGTTCATACCATTTCTCTTGCCAACTACCTTTCTTTGCCTCAAGAAATACACGGACACATCCTAATCCTTTGGCTATTTGTTCTGCACGAAGCATTAAATTGATTCCGTTTCCATTTCGTCTTTGTTTTCTTACAAACAGGGATGACAATATTATTTCACTTGGATTGTCACTGTATCTATGCAATGATATATGACCATTATCCAATATTATATTTATTATTTCATTGGGCTGCATGTCTGTATTCGGTCTCCTTTCTCTTTAATCCGTTCCAGTACATCCTTGTTGGCTTCGAGTATCTCATCGAAAGAGGGGATGGGAAACCATGCCACAGGCTCCCATAATGGAGGTATACTGCTCATTGAAGTATAAATAGGACTGTCTTTGTATATATCATTGATATAACCGTCCATACAGAACCATACTCCATTACAGTATGTGCCATTAAATATTGCGCCATGCTTGCACATGATAATGATATTCTCATTTTCTTCCGGTAGCTGTTCCTCAACGCTTATCCAAGGTGATTGCCTTGACTGCCAGTCTGCACCTTCCTTAAATGCTCGTAATGCAATCGCTTTTGCCAATGCCTTGATAGCTATACAGTCTCTTTCATCATAGGCAAGCTCTGCATCTTTATTATATGTACTTTCACTCCAATGAGTGCGGGCTGCTTCTTCTGCTGTCTGTTTCATCATTGTTAGTTTTAATTATTTATTAATAACCACCGCCATCGTACTTATAGATGTCCCACTTTCCTTGAATTCTCCGGCGCCGATTTCAAATACTTCTCCACGTACCTCTTCCAACCATTGGCGGAAGTCGACACATTTCTTTTCCGAAGCGAATTTCCAGTGCGGGCTGGTAATGGCTGCGAGCGTTCCGCCGGCTCCCAAACGTTCATACATAATCCTCACATGCTCTATATCCTGATTGTTTGAGAAAGGCGGGTTGGCAATAATCTTGGTATAACTTCCTACGCTATCTTTCGTGAAATCTTCATCAAGCAGTATCACATTATCTAACGAATGCAAAAACTCTCTATTTTCCGGCATCAGTTCATAGCATTCTACTGTTACGGAAGGACAAGCCCTATGAATGGCTTTAATGAGAGCACCACGACCGGCACTCGGCTCCAATACCGTATCATTTTCATGTATTCCGCCGGCAAGCATGACCAGCCAGTCCGCCACCTCAGCCGGCGTTTCAAAAAACTGGTAATCCTGTTGCAGGTTGCATCGCTTACCCTCGTGAAGAATACTAAACACACGTTCCGCATTAAATGGGAAAGTAAAACCTTGCACCTTTCCACCTTGCCAGGAACCGCCGGCTTCCTCAATCCACTTCTTAGCCTCGGCATACGATTTCTTGTTGAATTGCACATTGGGAAGTTTCAACAAACCGTTCTCCAAGGTACAATGCCGCAATATCTCTTCAACGCTCCAGCTTTTCCCGCTGTCAGCTGTACCTTTCTTGCTTTCTTTGTTCTCCTCAATGCCTAACAGTCTGTTCAATGATTTTTGTACACCGATAGCAATGGAGGCATTGACTGACATCCACTCCAGTATGGCTGTCAGAAACTCGGTGTCTACATGTCCGGTCTCGTCATAAATGGTTTCCTTGTCAATCAGGCTCGGAAGCTGCTTGAATGGTTCAAGGCTACCATGTAACGTTTCGATTAAAATCTCTTTTTTGTTCGTCATAACTCTTTTGTAAATAAATTCTTGTTGTGTCCACACTCCCATGGCCGAGAAGGTCGGCCAGTTGAATGACATCCTTATTTTTTTTCAGGAACATTTTTGCGAAAAAATGCCGGAAGGCGTGCGCGTGCATCTTCCTTGAGTCAATACCGCAATGTTTGCCCCATGCTTTCAAATGTTGTGAAAAACCTCGTTGAGTTAACGGGCCGAATTTCCCAACAGCGAGAAGTCCTGTTTTGCCAGCCTCTTTCATGTATGCCATTGCTTCCTGTCTCAACTGTTTTTGGAAAAAGAAGCGACGGTATTTATTACCTTTACCGCGAAGCGTAACCTCACCTGCCGCTATGTCTTCCCACGTGAATTGTTGGAATTCTGATAGACGTGCGCCCGTTGTACCCAGTACCTTGATAAAAAAGTAGTAATCCTTGTTGGATTTCGTTTTCAGAAAATCCAGTAGGCGGTTGTACTCCTCTTCTGTCGGGACGTTGTTTACATCGAGCTTGCGCTTCATCTTAGGCCTTTTAAGTTCTATCGGTTTCTTTAACCATTTCGAGAACTTTTCTAAAGCGGTGATACGCAAACGGATAGTTTGCGGGGATAGTGATTTCTCTTCCAAAGTCCGTATAAACCTCTTGCAGTTTTCCATACTTATATCATTGGCATATTCAAAGTATTGTTTCAAAGAGGTGTGGTAAATATCTACAGTATGCGAAGAGTAATCATTGCTATCGGTAAGCCATACTATAAAATCATTCAACAGTTTCCTGTTCTTTTCTGAAATGGTATCAAGCCTTTCCAATGTCTTTATTTTCTTTTCCCGACGGTTATACCCGATTTTAAGGTGGAATAATAAATCACAAATGGCTTCACTCATCAATGGATAACGTGCCCCAATATTGGCATTTTCACGCTTATAAGCCAGATAACCACGGCGATTGACTTCTTCGGCACTTTCAAGAAAATCCGTTACATATTTGATGTATTTGCCGATGGTATCATAAGTTCTACTTGTTGTATACAAGTAGGAAAGATAATCGGTTAAAATCTTTTGCCTGTCATTATTCATCGCTTATTCCTTTTTCTTGATTTAATCTTGATTGGATTGTTTTTTGTTCCGGTACCGAACCGTTCTAAGCGGAAACCGTGTATCCGGAGCCAATATTTAAAAGCAGGAATAGTTATCTGTTTCATATTCTTCTCAATTAAATTATTACCATGACATCACGCTTTCTGGCGAATATAGAATCCGTTATATAGTACGTGATGGATTTCTCTTACCCGTTTCAAATCGTCTAAAAAGGATTGAGGGTTATGTTCCTTTATTTTTCTTATATTCATTTGTTTTCCTTTCTTTCATTCCGTTTCCGATTGTCTTCCGAAACACACATTTTGCACCATGATGTCTTGATGTGATACGCCTTTCCGTTGCGGTGAATCGTTCTATCGTAGAAGC